GGACGAGAAGCCGATCGCAAAAAGAAGTTTGCCGAGGAACAACCATACTATCCGGATGCACCAAAGGATGTTATCTCTGTTTCTGAACTGATACAACAACAGCAGGAGATCCTTGCGAAGAACGGGGAGAACGCTCGCAAGCGTCAAAAGGCTGATGAAATACAAAGGCAGGCTAACTGGCTCGATTCTGAAATAAAACGAATGGAAAAAGAATTGGAAGCTAAACGCACACAGTATGCAGTCGTTATGAATGAGCTGATGATCGCCAATAAAGATTCTATGGATCTCCATGATGAATCTACAGAGGAACTGGAACAGAATATCGCTAACGTTGAGGCTATCAATATCAAGGTTCGCGCAAATCTGGATAAGGATAAAGCAGAAGAAGATGCTAATATTCTGCGCGATAATTATGATCAGCTCACAGCAAAGTTGAATGATGTGAGAAAACAGAAAACGGATCTCTTACACAATGCGAATCTCCCACTTCCGGAATTATCTGTGGAGGATGGTGAGATCATCTATGAAGGGCAGAAATGGGACAACATGTCTGGTTCCGATCAGTTGAAAGTCGCTACTGCTATCGTTCGTAAGTTGAATCCTAAATGCGGGTTCGTGTTACTGGATAAGCTGGAACAGATGGACATCGACACGATGAATGAATTTGGACATTGGCTGGAAGAACAAGGCCTGCAAGCAATCGCTACACGAGTGTCAACGGGTGATGAATGCAGCATCATTATCGAAGATGGCTATGTAGAGGATAATCTGAAAACTACTTTGCAGAAGACAACTGATATCCCTACAGAACCACTTCCTCAGCCCGTTACTCCTGGACAGACGAAATCGTGGAAAGAGGGATGGAAATGAGATTTGAAGTAATACAGGGAACATTGCATCGAGCAAATAAAGTGGTGGTTTATGGTCCCGAGGGAATAGGCAAGAGTACGTTTGTAAGTCACTTTCCGCAACCTCTGTTCATAGATACAGAGGGATCTACTAACAAGCTTGATGTAAGACGTTTTCCAAAACCGTCAAGCTGGCAGATGCTGAAGGATGAGGTTACGGATGTGGTCAACGAAAGACCATGTATGACCTTGGTGATCGATACGGCTGATTGGGCAGAGCGGCTTTGCATCGAATCTGTTTTGCAAGCACATGGAAAGAAAGGTATCGAAGACTTTGGTTATGGAAACGGTTATACATATGTTGCAGAAGAATGGGGACGATTCCTCAACCTGCTGCAAGATGTTATCGATGTAGCGAATATCAATGTCGTGCTGACTGCGCATGCTATCATCCGTAAATTTGAGCAGCCGAATGAAATGGGGTCTTATGATCGGTATGAGCTGAAGCTTGGAAAGAAAACTACAGCGCAGACAGCACCTCTTACGAAGGAATGGGCTGATATGGTCTTGTTTGCGAACTATAGAACATTCTCAGTCGCTGTCGATGATAAGGGAAAGAAACACAAAGCCCAGGGTGGTCAGCGTGTAATGTACACAACGCATCATCCTTGCTGGGATGCAAAGAATCGTGATGGCTTATCTGATGAGCTGCCTTTTGATTATGAACATATCCGTCATGTCATTGAATCTACGCCAGTGCAGCAACCACAGGCGCAGAGTAATCCTGTTGTTTCATCAAGATTGGATATAGCTGAAAATGTTGGGTCAAGTCCGATGATATATACACCAGATCCAGTCTTACAGATACCACCTAAAGAGACAGAAGATGAATATGCAGGGTTACCACAGGCTCTAATTGATCTAATGAAGTCAAATGAAATCACGGTCGAAATGATCAAGCGGGCAGTGTTGGCAAAAGGATTCTTCCCAGCTAGTATGGAGGTTCGTGAGTATGATGCGGATTTCCTGGAATACTTGACCACCAGTGATGGCTGGGGAGGACTTATGGATGAGATACAATTACCGTTTTAAATGAAGGAGGAAAATGAATGGAACAGTATAACAATTATCAGCAGAACCAGGAATTAGGATGGGATGCAGAAATCAGAAAAGAAAGTGAAATCATCTTATTAGAACCAGGTGATTACGATTTTATCGTAGAGTCATTTGAAAGATCGCGTTATGAAGGGAGTACGAAGATGCCTGCATGTAATTGTGCTGACCTGAACCTGCGCATAGATACAGCGAACGGATCGGTCACTATCAAACATAAATTGTTTTTACACCAGAAAACAGAGTGGGCACTGAGTGCATTCTTCCGATGCATTGGTCAAAAGAAGAAAGATGAACCATTCCGGATGAATTGGAATACGGTCCCTGGTTCAAAAGGAAGATGCAAGATTGGTCATAAAAATTACAACGATAATGAATATAACGAAATCAAAAAATTCTATCCAGCTGATGAAGTTACACCTGGAATGCAGCAGCCTCAGGGATATGCACAGCAGACATCCCCTCAGTACAATCCACCTAAAAGATGGTAAATGGTCATGGAATTAAGACCATATCAAGCAGAAGCGAAAGAATCTATTTTCACAGAATGGGACAAGGGGATGCAGCGTACTCTCCTTGTCCTTCCTACAGGATGTGGAAAAACGATCGTCTTTGCCAAAGTAGCTGAAGAGTGTGTATGCAGAGGATACCGTGTATTGATCATGGCACACCGTGGAGAGTTGTTGGAACAGGCTGCTGACAAGATAGATAAAGCTACCGGTCTTAAATGTGCTACGGAAAAAGCGGAGGAAACATGCCTGGGAAAATGGTTCCGGGTCGTTGTCGGTTCTGTCCAGACGCTCATGCGGCAACAGCGTTTAGATAGATTCAAGAAAGATTATTTTGATGTCATCATCATTGATGAGGCACATCATTGCCTTTCAGATAGTTATCAAAGGGTACTTGCTTATTTTGATCAAGCAAAGGTCCTTGGTGTAACGGCTACTCCAGATAGAGGAGATATGCGGAATCTGGGTAGTTACTTTCAAAGCCTAGCATACGAGTACACATTGCCAAAAGCAATCAAAGAAGGATTTCTGGTGCCTATTAAGGCGCTTACGGTCCCGTTAAGGATGGATCTGTCCGGTGTCGGAGTCCAGGCCGGGGACTTTAAGGTAAGCGATATAGGAACAGCCCTGGATCCGTATCTGTATCAGATTGCTGATGAGATGTTGATATATTGCAAGGAACGAAAGACAG